ACGGGAGCGGCTGCAAAAGAGGCAAAAAAGCAACTGCTCGGATTTGACGAGATCAACCAGCTGACCGAAGATACGTCCGGCGGCGGAGGAGGCTCTGGCACGATAGCACCCGATTTTTCCGGATTTGATGATACAGAGGACGAGTTAAACACCATTCTCGGACTTGTTGGAGCTATAGCAACCGGCCTTCTGGCGTGGAAAATTGCAAGCCTGTTTACCGATAGCCTGAGCATGATCGGAGGTATTGCGCTTGCTGCCGCAGGCGCGTTCGCACTGGTTTATTTCTGGCTTGACGCATGGAACAACGGCATTGATATGCAAAACTTCCTCGGTATGCTCGCTGGTGCCGCCGCTCTAGCCGGAGGCCTTGCCATTGCGTTTGGGTCTACCGCCGCAGGCATAGCGCTTGTAATAGGCGGCCTTGCAATGCTGGTTGTTGGAATAAAGGATGTCATTGAAAACGGATTTACTCTTGAAAACACGTTAACCATCATTGCCGGACTGCTGGCAGCTGGGCTTGGAATTGGCCTGTTAACCGGTAGTTGGATTCCTTTGTTGATTGCCGGTATTGCCGCCGCGCTTATAGCGCTGGTTTCCTTTACCGGGCATGGCGAGGAACTAATTAACGGATTAAAGGAGACTATCGACGGATTCGGTAAATTCTTCAAAGGCGTTTTTTCCGGGGATATAGAGATGACTGCCGAAGGATTAAAGCAGATATGGGACGGCCTTAAAAATACATGGAACGCTGTCATTGATTCAATCAGGGACGCATGGAATATGTTCATTGAGTGGCTGCGCGGGAAAAATCCAGAATTAGCGGCAATCTTTGAAACATACGGGAAACTGGCCGCTGACCTTTACAACACTGCGAAACAAATCCTAAGCGGATTTATCACATTTATTTCCGGGGTGTTCACAGGAGATTGGAATAGAGCATGGGAGGGTGTCAAGGAGATTTTCAGGGGCATCTGGAACAGAATTGTGGCAATCCTGGAGGGCGCAATAAATCTCATCATCGGCGGCATAAACTGGATGATTCGCCAGCTGAACAAGATCCAGATTAAAGCGCCGGACTGGCTTGGCGGCGGCACAATTGGCTTTAATATTCCCGCAATCAGCACCGTCAGCATTCCCCGACTGGCGCAAGGCGCAGTTATCCCGCCTAACCGTGAATTTTTGGCCGTCCTGGGCGACCAGAAAAACGGCACAAACGTTGAAGCCCCTCTGGAAACCATTAAACAGGCTCTTGCGGAGGTGCTTTCGCAGAACGGTTCCGGCGAGGAAATCACAATCAAGTTCACCGGCGACCTTGCGACGCTTGCGCGGGTGCTGGCACCTGAGATCACCCGTCAGCAGCGCCGGACACAGCGGGCATTGGGGGGTTAGTATGGCAAAACCATATTTCAAAATCAACGGCGTGGACATCCTCCACCTCACTCAGGAGGGCGGCATAAAATGGCAGCGCAACGATGTGGAAAGCCCCAACGCTGGGCGAACCATGGACGCTACCATGCACCGTGGCCGGGTGGCGCAGAAATACCGGGCTGATATCACGTGCATGGATATGAACCGCGCGGAAGAGCTTGCGCTTATGGCTCTGATAAACCCGGAGTATGTCACAGTGGAAACGAACCTACACCCGCTATACGAGAGCCAGACGGCGCAATATTATTCCAACAACGTTCCCGCTTCGATCTCCTACGTTGACCCCGATACCGGGGAATCGGTATGGACGGGGATTTCCTTCCCGCTGATCGAGCAGTAAGGAGGCAATATGCAGAAAACATCTGCTCTGTATAGAAAAATCCTTGCGGGCATCCACACGAAGGAAACGCGGGTTTCTATCGGCGATACGGGCTTCCTTGTGGACAAACGGGGAAACGGAATCACGTTCGGCGGTACCCGCATTCTGGTTGGGGCTTCCGGCGCAGATGCCGGATACGGAATGAACATCCTCGCGTCGGTAGAAACTACCGGCGCGATTTTCGATGGGAACGAGCCGACCGTCGGCAATGTAATAAGCCGGGAGTGCGACATTAAAATGCTGAAGCCCTCCGGGAACATTGAAGGAATGTCCCGGATTGCGGTTTATGTAAGGCTTGTCAGCGATGGCGGCGAATGCTCTGAGTGGCTCCCGCAGGGCGTATTTTATGCGGATTCCATCGACCAGGACGCTGACGAGGACGATGTGCAGTGGCTTAAAATCCACGGCTACGACGCTATTCTGTTCGCAGAGCAGGATTACCCAGCAGACAGCAAATTGACATGGCCAGCAAAGGATATAGACGTTGTGCGGGAGATTGCCCAGGCAATGGGCGTGACGGTAGACCCGAGGACGGCGGAGATTATGCGCAACGCCTACCCAGAAAATGCTGATTGGTGCTATCGCCGGGACGGCGGTAAAGGTGGAGAAGCCGGAGAGCATGGACGCGCCGAAAACCGGGACGTTCTGGGACGATATCCGGTATTTCACCCGGGAGGAGTTCCGGTGCCAGTGCGGCGGGAAATACTGCAACGGCTTCCCTGCAGAACCCGCAGAGGAAACCGTCCGCATGGCCGATGAGATACGCCGCCGGGCGGGAGTGCCCCTGAACGTGAATTCCGGTGTGCGGTGCAAGCGGCACAATGCCGAGGTGGGCGGAGTATCCAACTCCCTGCACACCACGGGACAGGCCGTAGACCTCTCAGGGGCTATCTCCCCGGAGAAGCTTTACGCCATAGCCCAGGATGTACAGGCCGAGAAAATCCCCGGGCGGGGCGGCCTGGGGCTGTACGGATGGGGCATTCACGAGGACAACGGGAAGTACAGCCGGTGGAACGGCTGAGAAGGGAGTATGCCAATGGAAGAAACGGAAATCGTTGGGCGGCTTTCTGCGGTAGAACAGCGGAGCAAATCCAACTCCCACCGTCTGGACACGCTGGAACGGCACACGGAAGCGGTGAACACGCTGGCAACGTCTGTTGCGGTGATGGCGGAGAAGGTGGAAGTTACCGGGGAGAAGGTTGATGGCCTCTGCACGGACGTGCAGGAGCTGAAATCCGAACCCGGCAAGCGGTGGAAGTCGGTGGTGGAAAGGGTCATATACATCGTCGTGGCCGCTGTCGTAGGGTTTATTCTTGCCCGGCTTGGGCTGGGCTGATTTTTAAGGAGGAAAACAAAAAATGATTATCACAGGAATGGATCACTTTCAGAGCGTGTGCAAGCGAAAGCTCGTGGAGCATTACAATGCCACAACGAGAGAATCCACGCAAATCGATCTCAGCAATGTATTTGTAGTTTGGGCGTGCAAGGTGGCCACCTCCTAATATTTTGAAGGAGGACTTCTAAACTATGGAAGTAGAAAAGGATTATGCAAGCAAAGGCGTAGCCGGTGCCGGTCTTGGTACGGGTATTGCCGGTCTGGCGCTGGGCGTGATGAACGCTGCGGGCGGTCTGGGCGCTCTGGCTCTCGGCAACCGCAATTCTGTTCCCACCGCTCCCGTTATGCCCGCCATGCCCTATGGCTATGGCTGGGGCGGGTGCAGCGAGAACATGCCCGTGAGCCGGTATGAACTGGATCGTGAGCAGCAGCTCGCCGCCAAGGATTCCGAAATCGCGCTGTTGAAGGCAAACGCCTACAACGACCAGAAATCCATTGAGCTGTACGCTTACATTGACGGACAGCTCAAGGACATTCGCAAGACCTTGTGCGATCAGGCCGTACACAATCAGCGCACTGAGGACAGCTTCGCGCTGGTTCGTCAGGACGTGGAATGCGTTCGGGCTGATCTGTCCAAGGACATCAAGATCGAGGCAGAGCGGCGTTGCTGCGCTGACAATTCCATCGTGACCTACGCCAACGCGACCTTCTATCCGAAGCAGGTTGCCGACGTGACCACCGGAACCGGCACCACGGCACAGACGCTGTACAACCCCCTGCCCAAGTGCGGCGGGTGCTGCAACGGTTGATTCCCGACAATTGGGGCGGCAGCCGCCGCCCCATACTTTCAAGGAGGTAATTTATGATTCCTATGGAAAACGTGCAGGCGGGGCTTGCAAGATTCATTGACAGAAGCATTGCTCCAAGTCTTTCCGGGTGGGACAGAGTCCTGGTTGCCGGGGCTGGGGGGCTGCTTACCGCAAATTTCCCGAAGATTATTGCCCAGTACGCAGATCATCCCATGGTAAAGGCGCTGGGCGTTTACGATATGGAGCATGGCACGGTGGATGTTGACGCCCTGTACAACGCCGCAAAGCCATACATGGGGACAGAGGCGCTGCCCGTGAAAATCCCCGGAATCGGGCTTACGCTCAAGCTGGGGAAACAGGACATTGATACGCTGTATGCGTACATTCAGGAGGGCATCAGATGAAAGAAATCAAACTGCTGATGGAGCACATTGAGGACGAGCTGGAAGACGCGCACACCTACGCAGAACTGGCCGTGGAATACAAGCACGACGACCCGGAGCTGGCAGACCTGTTTTACAGGCTGAGCGGGGAGGAAATGAACCACACCGCCTGCGGCCATGATGGCCGTCTATGAGTACCTGCACAAGCGAGATATTGAGCGGGCGGAGAACGTCGGAGTGGTGCAGGGGATGTATAAAAAATAAAGAAACACGCCCTACCAATCAAGGCAGGGCGTGTCTTCTGGTTTGGATGAAAACCATTCCCACAACGGTAATTGTGTTCGGATTTGCGTCCAATGGTGACCCGCCGGGGATTCGAACCCCGGACCCACTGCTTAAAAGGCAGTTGCTCTGCCAACTGAGCTAGCGGATCAGATTTGGCTGGGATGGCCGGATTTGAACCGACGAATGCCAGAGTCAAAGTCTGGTGCCTTACCGCTTGGCGACATCCCAATGTTGGCGCGGCGCCCTTCGGCCGGACACACAGAGCATTATAACATGCTTTGCACCGTTTGGCAATCCTTTTTTTGCGAATTTTGCGGTTTCATCCGTTCTTTCTTCCCCGATGGCCGCCCCGGAAGATTGGGACTTGAAACCTTCGCCGTTTTGCGCCATAATAACAGCAAATCCCGAATCTGGAGGAACCTTCATGAACATTCAAGATTGGACACTGTACTATGACAACTTCGGGCCTTTGTCCTGTCAGGCGCCCTGCACCATGTACAGCGTGCTCTATGACCACGGAAAAATCCCCGACCCCTTCTACGGCACAAATGAGCGGGAGCTGCAATATCTGGCCGAAAAGGACTGCGTCTTTGAATCCGTCTTTTCCGCCCCGCCCGCTCTGCTCACGCGGGAACATATCGAGCTGGTATTTCATGGGCTTGACACCATCTGCCATATTTACCTGAACGGCACCCTGCTGGGCAAGGTCAAAAATATGCACCGGGAGTACGTCTACGAGGTCAAGCCCCTGCTGACAGCCGGGGAAAACACCCTCCGGCTGGAATTCAAGTCTCCCCGGCGCTACTTCGCCCAACAGCAGCACAAGCACTACCTGTACATGAACGACGGCGACACCCTTCCCGGCGCCGCCCATCTGCGCAAGGCCATGTACCAGTCCGGCTGGGACTGGGGAGTTTCCCATAGTTAAAGATACCACACCAAATATGATGAACCCACGCTTATACACTACCAGCT